AACGTCCACCATCACGTACTAGGGAAAATCATGTCAACCATTGGGCTAGTTATGATGTGGAGCGAGAGGTCCTTAAAACGCCTTCCGCTAATCCGCGTCCCCTTGCTGAATTGGCAAAGACTGTTTCAAAGAACGTTAGATGGATTGGAGCCCAAGGCTCATCCGTCGGCAGCGCATATGCATTAGGCGTGTGTGCTGATTTCGCTCTTTTTAGTAGGCACACGTTGCGTACTCCTGGTCCTGATGGTTGGACACTTAGTGTGTATCCAGCCAGGAATCATGAGCAATCTTCGTGTCGTATCGTTCGTATTTCGGAGCGAGACTTTATACCCGTCGGGTCTAAGGATTCTGACGTGGTTTTGGTTCGTCTTCGTGGTAATAATTTTCGGGATATTACAAAGTTATTTCCGACCTTGATTCAATTCCCCCCTGCGGGGTTAAAAGTTTTAAGAGTTGGTGGTGATGAAGTTCATGATTCCCGTTTATTTAAAAGTGCCGTTGTTGAGGCAAAAAGTGATTTCGGTGTTGTTAAACTTGACAATGTCGGTAGTTGCTTTATGCCAAATACGACTGGTGACTGTGGACTCCCTTATCTTGGAGATACTGGAGTATCCACAGGGTCTCTCATTTGGGGGATCCACGTTGCTGGTGATACCGGTCGCTTACAGAGCTTCGTTTCAGGAATTTGTTTTCCTGACTTGGAGAAGGCCATTGATGCCCTAAGAACTGGATTTGACGTCCATTCTCAAGGGTACGTTAAGTTGCCATCTGGAGCTACAGGTCTAGGTCTACCCAACGATCATCATCCCATATGGTTCGAACCTGTGAAAGGTATCGACTTTGTGGGCTCGATTGAAGGAGTATATTCCTCGCGACCAAAAGTCTCTAAGATTAAAATCGAAGATGACCTTATACCCTATTTAAAGGAGCTGACAGGGGTTAGCTTCTATAACGATGATGGTGTGCCTCTTTATGGTAAACCAAAATTTCGTAGCACTATGGTTGACGATGTATATTATGCACCGTATAACAACTTTTTGCGCAAAGCTGGTGTTATTAAGAATTCACTCTCTGAAAGCATCTGTGATCAACTTGTTGATTACCTATCTGACCATATTGTAAATAATTTGAAGGAAAGAGGTGTTGAACGCCTTTCACCTATTCCTTTGGAATATGCCGTAAATGGCGATCCAGAGGATGTATATCTACGTCCCATGACTATGGGAACTTCTTCCGGATATTTCTGGAAAGGAGATAAGCGTGCTAATAGTAACGCTGTTGAGTTAGATTTTAAGCGAGACTCCTGGATTCCTGACGCTCAAGTTCAGGAACAGGTTTACGAGTATATTTCTGCCTACTCTTCCGGTGAGACGGCTAATCCGCTTCTCGGGGCCCAACTTAAAGATGAGCCACGATCTGCAGAAAAGATTAAGTACGCAAAAACGCGCGTGTTTTGCATGTCGCCGTATTGTTCTACCATTGTGAATCGAATGTATTTGTCCCCTTTTTACACCCTTATGGTGCAACATGGGGATATTTTCTCGACCGCAGTTGGTATTAATATGTTAGGCGAAGAAGCTGCCGATTTGTTTCGGAAGCTGACCAATTTCTCTCCTTTTTTTATGGAGGGAGATTACGGAGAATTCGATATGTCCATGCCTTTTGATATTGGCAAGAGTTCTTCTCGCGTTAAGGTGCAGGTCGTGAAACGCCTGCACTTTAGTGATGAGGCACTTACGATAGTAAAGGGAATAGAGACTGATAATCTCTTCCCTCATGTTGTCGTGAATGATCTCATCCTTAAGATTCCAGCATTCCAACCTAGTGGGAAATACGCTACTGCTGAGGACAATAGTCTTCGTGGTCTTTGTATGTTACTCTATTTTTGGATTGCTACGCATTGTGGAGATTCGCGCGGTTATACCGTAGCGGACTTCCATAAATATGTCTTGTTGGTGACGTATGGTG